TTTTGAGGTTGTGATGCCTGAATGAAAACTATCATTTCTGCGAACGTATCTATCAAGACTGCACAACGTCTTCAGAATGTACGTAAGAGAGCTAAATCAGCTACGATTGAACGTGCAATCAATTACTATCTTGATGCTGAAGAAGATTTCAATTTAGGCGACGTATCTACCAAGAGATTACTTGCAGCTCTTTTACCACGTGATGATCTTCCACAGTCTGCACGTGACTTCTTTGCAGCTTTGATTGCTGATATGAATTGAAAAAATAAAATTACAAATTGTCAAACTACGTAGGATAAAACGTTGTACGTCATGTTTCGCCCAGGAGCGTCTGGCACAAGTTATATTTTGATATCAAAAAAATATCACATTGCTTCTCCAAGTAGGGGTAAAACGTCAATGCCGAGTGAAGTTGCCAATAGTATCAACACTGGTTTAGCCATTTTGCTCAGTACACGTAGCTCCACGGCCAGCTCTTCAACTGCACGTAGTCTCGCATCAATTCTGTCAAGACGTGCATCCTGAGCATCATCAACGGTCATAAGCTCACAACATCAGTGTGTTACCATTGTCTGCAAATTTCAACGGTGGCGGATATTGTCTAATAGCGCCTGAAGTAATACCTGAAGCATTGAATATTTGTAACCAATCAGGGAATTGACCAAGAGCTGATAATACTCCGCCACCAAATGCTGCATCATAATCTACCATTGTTATTGCTTCTTTGAAATTAGTTGAAAGGGTTCCCGTGTCGAGCATATCTGCAGCTGCGTTGGAAGCTTGACGGTTGTAATAGATGAGCGCATTTGCAGAGGATACCATCAGTTCGGGGCGAATACCGCCAAACTTCCAAGCTGGGAATGTGTTTCCATGAGTACGTGCAGGATTAACAACTACGCCCATTTCATTGAGTAGCCTACATTGAGCGCCAAGAAACTCTTGCATTCTGCCCATTGTCAACGAAACGTAGCCGGTCTTCTTTGCATTAACTTCAATGTAGAAGCTGACTTTAACGTCAATAGTTGATTCAGGTTCGTTGTAAATCAACACTGTAACGTACACGTGGTCTGTGAACCAAGTCATATTGGCATTAGCTGCCAAGACGTCATTAGGAAATTGATCTCGCAAATATCTGTATTGAGTGTGAGCGACATCAGATAACGTAGTCAAACCCTTCTCGCAGTACAAGATTCCATCGTCACCAGCTAACGGCCCTGAATTTGCACGTGCGCCTACTGGAGATGGTCCAAATATCTCATTTGTTTGCAATACAGGATAAGGCGAGATAAAGAGCTGATAACCAGCTGGAAGTGGAGATGCTGGGTCAAGCTTGATTGGCATCAAGACGTTATCACAAAAGACGTCAATAGCTTGAGCAGTAAATCTGTGATTGTCAGGCAAGTTAATCCTACGTGTAATGTAAGCAAATCCGTCCACATCTGTGTTGACTTCGGTAGCTATGCTATCTCTGATTCTTGTTACTGGCATTACTTCATCTCCCTCTTGTATTTCTTAGACATAGCTGAAAAATTTAGTCTGCCTTTCTTTGGTCCTGATTTGTAGTAAATCTTGTTTTTGTCTTGCTTAATGTAACGTTGCCAAGCTGATAATTTACGCTTAGGTGGAGCAACGTCTTCAACTTCTTCAGCCAAAGCTATAGCTCCGCCAATTTGATAGTCAGTTGGCTGGGTTGGGCTAATCATCTCTCCTTCCTTAATGTATAACTGGAATGTTGGTTCTCTGCCAGCTAACATGGCTGAATACTGGTAAGCTGGAATAGCTATTAGATCAACTGGAGCTATTCTCTCGCCATCAGCTAAGAGGAAACCTACAGCTCCACCTACGATAGCTCCACCAACTGCACCAGCTGGTCCAAAAGCTGCTCCAAGTGCAGCTCCTTCTAATGCTCCAATGCCAGCTTGAGCATACTTGTTATCGCTTACTTCATCGACAATGTTTGCAGCTGCTGCAACTTGAGCGCCTTTGCCAGCTTTGGTTTTACTTAGCTTCTTCAAACCTTTACCAACCGCCTTTGTGGCGAGTTTGCCTTTTACCATGTGAGACACCTCACAAGTCTTGAGCTTGGCTTAGTATTTCGTTGATACGGTCTGTGCTAATTTTGACAGGTTCGGCAACCAGCAGAACATCAAGTTCAATTGTATCATTAGAGTTTAGGTCCCAGTTATCAGCTGCGATACCGATTAGTAAATCTGACACTACTGTAAATCCATCAGGATGAAGATCAGCTGGACCATACCAGTACTCGTATGTGGTCAAATCTCCGCCTGTTCCGCTTGGACTGTTAGCTCCAGTAACTGCGATTTTTTCGTAAACGCATAGAACGTCAGGAGATGCAATGCCTACTTCGGCTGCGTTTTCATATGCACGTGTAGTTGCGTAGATTTTGACTGCACTTAGAACACCAACGGTTCCGCTGGAAGACTGCCAGTCTGCAACTGGTGAGAAACATCCAGTGTTGGCGAAAGTGGCTTGAGTAGGTTCTCTAAGTTGGAATTTTACTTCCTTAATTGCCAATCCCTCACGTGAGATTGGATTAACGTAAGCTGACAGATCAATTCTGCCATATAACGTAGTTCTGTCGCCAGTTGCATTGAATGTAAATTGCATTCTATCTCTTAGTAAAACATCATCTTGATTTTTTGCCATACCTATCATGACAGGGTATGAGGTAAATAAACAATGACTTTGCATAGGGTGAACATCTGCGCCGACAATGGCGTGGGATAGGGACGCAGTCCCCTATTCTGCACCTCGGCACCAAATAATTCGTCTATTTAATAAATAAAAGCCGAGTAGCCTTAAGCAATGGGGTATATTTTCCGTATAGAATGCAGCGATTGCGGCGAAAACATGCGTTTCGACCGTAAGAAATTTGAGATAACTGACGTCATGGAGTGGACGTGTTGGAAATGTGGAACACAAGTTCAAACGGGAGATTTGAGAACGCTTGTGATTAATCATTTTGAGGTTGTGATGCCTGAATGAAAACTATCATTTCTGCGAACGTATCTATCAAGACTGCACAACGTCTTCAGAATGTACGTAAGAGAGCTAAATCAG